GGAACTCCATATATCTGTTGTGGCCAGCTCAATGATCGCAGCCACTAAGCCTCCTACTCAGTCCAGTCTCTGTTGGCCTCGATTGCTACATAGTCAAGCCACGCATACTCAATGGCAGCAGTTTTTGCTTCTACCATCGCAATAACAGCAAGTTCAGCAGTAGTTGATACGGCACCTGTTACTGTCTGTTTAAGAACGCCATTGATGTACCAGCGCGCCGTCCCATTAGGAGCCACTTCCAATCTCAAAACATCATATTCAGCAGCAACGGCATCAACGTCAGCGTCTATTTCCCGAGAATCGGTTTCCCCAGTAGTTGTTCCACCTTTATAAACCATGTGCCAGTCTTCATCGTCCGTTAGTTCAGAAGACAATAGAAAGCCGCAAAGGTTACTAGCCGTTAACGTGACTGTAACTGTCTCAGCGTGAATGGTCGAACCCTGCAAGTTCTCAGCGTCCTCGTTTTCATCAGTTAAACCGAAGTAAAATTCCTTGGTATCGAGATCAGGAAACTGAACTCTGCACTCAATATTTATAGGAGCCATCTTTCCGACCACAAATGATTGTGATGTTGCAATACCACAGGCATGGTCAGCTTCGTCAGTCGTGGTCAGGATACCAACACCATTATTTGCGTCGGTCTCACCAACGGTAATCCCTGAGTCAGTCTCGGCAATACCCTGCCCTAAAACTCTGAGTCCTGACCCACCAAAGGACCGAGTAGCCGCTGTTGCAGCGACAATGTCCTCGCCTGCAAGGAAGTCCTCAAAAATATTTATTCTTCCATATCCAGTTTGTGCCATGTCTATTTATCCTTCCTGAAGCTGTAGCTCCAGTTTCCTTATACGCTGCCTGTAGGGAGCGACTACTTCACTTATATTATTAGTCTTTCGGGGGATACAGGCCAGGTTGTCTAACCTGTTGTCCCCCATATCACCGTTCATATTGTGGATAATCCATCCTTTCGGAATGGGGCCACGCCTTTGAGTCCATGCCTCACGCCGGGGATTCAATTAACTGGTAGGTGCCGTTGCGTCTGCCTGCACCTCAAAAAGCCAGTTCCCCGCAGACCTTTCGCCATAGGCGTACTCGTCATAATGGTAGAGTGCGGTTGCACCGCCGCCGAGTTCAGGCATACGCTTGGTCTCGACATAGGGGCTTCTGCCCTCCACTAAGATCAAAGCCATCTGGCTAAAGACACCGTTCTTGGTCAAGGTTGTCGTGACGATTGGAATATTACCATCTTCATAAATTCTGGCCCCGGCAATCATTCCTCGATATCGGTTCTGATATGCCTCTGCCGCAATCCCTACCGTCAAACCAGTACCCTCACCTGCTGTCACATTAACTCCCGCAGCTATCAGCTCATCATCAATATCCTTAAGTGGAAAACCGTGAAAGACAGCGTTTATCGGCGCACTAGCCGGTGCAGGCTCCGTTGTATTAGATGTAATCTGGTATGCCGCAGCAGCAATCTCGCCGCTGGTCAAAGCATTATCACTTCCTATTACAGTAGTAGCACCATCAATCGCAGTTATACCATCTTCGTCTTTCTTCCGCTCTATTGCGTTCTGTGCCAGTGAGCCCGTCTGGGCAAAGGCATTTGCGCTGATCCTGATTGCCACCCTGTCCAGTATCACGGTGTGAACACCTATCACGGTCGGGGTGATCGAGAGGAGCGTGTCGCTCATCTGTTGTGGGTTGTCCAGTTCCGTGGACTCAGTAACAGCCTGAGCTGACAACTTCGCCATCGAAACCTCGTTCCAGACAGTGCCTGTGTTCTCATCGAGCCTGTGTCTGTCTACCAGGTTGGGCATGACACCCGTGAACTCTCTAACTATTCTTGCCGCAGCTATCATAGTCGGTATACTGTCGGCAAGAGAATCAGTAATAGTATTTCCTACTGCCATTTCTCTCTCCTCCTAAGACTAGAAGCGCCGTCCCTGATTTCGCATCATTTCAGCGCCTTTAAGTATTTCTTCTCTCGTCACGCTAACGTCAGGGTTTCCAAGCCTGCCCATGAGAGTACTGTTAGTCATAGAAGAGGGAGCCCCCGACCCGGAATCCAGGTCGTTTATACCGGCGTCTTCGAGGGCCTTTCTGACCCTTTCCACTGCCTGGCTTTCAGCCTGCTCCTCCACCTGTCTTCGCATTGTACGCTCATATTGTCGAAGGACCTGACTATACAGGGCATACGCCTCGTATATTCCCGCCATATCCTTGTTCTGGTAAGCCTGTGACCACTTATCGCGAAATTCCCCAAGCTCCTCCGAGGTTTCCAGGTTGAGCCCGGCCTCCTGTACTCCAGCCATGATCTCATCGGTCATGCTGCCTATAGTCCTGGCAAAGGAGTCAGTCGAGCGGCGTTGCTGTGTCTCGGTTTCGAGTCTTTGCAGATCCTCCGTAAAGGCACTCTCGTCAGGATGATCCTGGTGGCGGATCTGCACCTTGACCAGATCGGTCAACATGCCTATGCCGTCTGCAACATCATCCATCTTGGCGGTATCCGCCTGGAGTCGCCTGTACCTCCCGTCCATCGTCTTGATCTGCTGCTCTTGCTTGGCGTTAGTCGCCTGGAGTTCGGCTACCTGTTTCTGGAGCGCCTCGAGGTCGGACAGGGGTTCGGGTTCGGCCTGTGGTGCGGGTGTCTGCGTTGCAGGTGCCGCATCAACACCGTTAACCCGTCCCTCCGAGGAGGAGACTGCTGCTTCAACGGAACCAGGGTTATTCATCCCTGGAAGGCCGTTCTCTGTTGTCATGCGATTTCCTCTACTTTCTGGGGCTACCTGTCGGAGTCACCCGTAAAAAGATCGCACCATCAAGGCAAGGCTACCAAATATACCTAGAATATGTCAATATCTTGATATCCCTATATCATGGTGCAGACAGTGGCACGCCTCGCTTTCCTGTATATCCTACTTGTTTCTGCAACTCAATATAGGTCTCCGGGTCTACCCTTCCCATATATACAAGCATAAGAAGCAGTTCAGGTTTAGACTCTCTCTCATTCCTTTTGAATTCGCTCGCTATCGCTGCAGCTTCTGCCACACCAACGGTGTTGCGCTTATAAGTTTTTGAGAAGAGGGTATTTTTCCACTTCTTATATTCCTCCCCCAGACCGGCGCTCTCAAATGCCACCCTTTCCAGATCAAAGTAATAGCCATACTTTTTCTTGAGCTCCTCAACGCGTCTGAAATATGGATTAGTCGAGGACCCTCCCGTGTTCTCTTCAATATGAAGAATCTGTTCCGGTGTCCAGCCTGCCTTTAATTCCCTGATTTTTTTGTCCAGAATATCCCAGTCCACAATACCTGTCTCTAAATCGTTTCTTTCATATATTTCAGGATCGTCGAAGAGTCCATAAAACTGTTCTCGTGCCTTTTCATTAGGCCCTTTTGCTTTTCGAGGCGAGACTGTCTTCTCATACACTTGGAATCTGACACGGTTCTTTATGATTTCCTTCTTCTTTTCCGCATTCCAGGTATTATAGGCTTCTCGAAAGGTCATAGTTCCATTGAACAACTGGTCGTGTAAACTATCCTCCACTTTACGCCTGATCTTCCTGTTATCTACAATCGCCTGAGACATAACGCCCGCCGGAGTGCCTCTCCTCGCTGCGGTTTCTGTACGCTGCTCTAATTCCCGTGCCAGCCCAGGATGCTCAGCCAGGGCCTTCGTCCTGTCATTCTTTCCCATCTCCCTCCATGAAGCAAAGTTCGACTCCTCTGCCAGTATTGCACGGATCTCAGTAGCGTTAGCAGAACCCACATTGAGACCAGTAATAGCCTGTAGGCCATAACTGATAGGGTCCAAACCCTGCTCTCCCTGCAAAATAATACGGCTGAATGACTCATTGCGGGACTGTAACGACTGTAGAACATTTCCCACTCCCATCGGAGCAGCAGAGGTAGCAGCATGGACAGCCCTGGTCGCAGGACCTCCAAGGGGTTCCTTATGAAAACTTTCGCCCTTGAGCTGATTGTAGATCTCCCGTGGAATTACAGTCATTCGGGATAATCCAGCATCAGGTGGATCGAGCACAAGGCGAAGCATATTATCTGCCTGCCCTATCAAATCCAAATACAAAGGTTGTCCGTTAGCACCTTTCCAGGGAAGTTGCGGCGCAAAAAAGCGATTGTTGTACTTAATGCCTCCCGGCCAAAACGTATCGTGCTCCCCAATAGAGATCGGATTATACGCAGTTAATGGCAACGGGCGACCGGTGGAAACCATATTGATGGCATTGCCAACAACGGCGAGCATGGTAAATATACCAACCCACTGGTTTGCGTACATGAGTTTGTTTTCCCCTACGAAGGGGCGGATAGCCATAAGAAACCATGATTCCGTCTCGGCAGGGCTGAATACCATAAGACGGGCCAATTCTTTCGATGCGGAAGATGTCAAAAATGTCTGGCTGGTATTAAGTGCTGAGGTGAACACATTAACCAAATCCGCCGAAGCCCGCGCGAGTTCCTGTGAGGTCCATGATCT